TGACCTCAACATCACGCCGGTCCAGAGCGAGAGCGTCAACCGTGACCTCGTTCGTCCTTACCTGGGCGCATCCGAGCAGCTGCTCGCCAACGTCCGCGTCGAATGCACCTTCAGCGTCGAGCTGGCCGGAAGCGGCGCTGCCGGCACCGCACCCCGCTACGGCTCGATCCTGAAAGCCTGCGGCTTCGCCGAGACCGCCGTCAGTCCCGCCGTCACCGGCACCGCCACTGCGGGCGCCCTGAACAGCATCACGCTGGCGGTCGGTTCCAGCGCCACCAACGACGCCTACAAGAACCAGATCATCCGCATCACCGGCGGCACTGGCAGCGGCACCGTTGCGCTCGTCACCGGCTACGTGGGCTCTACCCGCGTCGCCTCCCTCCGCGCCCTTGCCGGCGACGTCACCCCCGACAACACCAGCGTCTACAGCATCGGTCTCCAGACCGTCTACACCCCTGTCAGCAGCGCTTTCAGCTCGGTAACCCTCTACTACAACATCGACGGGGTTCTCCACAAGCTCACCGGCGCCCGTGGCACGTTCTCACTGAACACCACTGTCGGCCAGATCCCGACCCTCGACTTCACGATGACGGGCATCTACAACGCCCCCACCGACACCGCCGCGCCTTCCGTAACCTACGCCGACCAGGCCGCCCCGCTCGTCTTCAAGGCAGGCAACAGCGGCGGCTTCAACCTCCTCGGCTACTCCGGCTGCCTCCAGTCGGTTGCCATGGACATCGGCAACAGCATCATCTACCGCGAACTCGTCGGCTGCACCAAGGAAGTGCTGCTCACCGATCGCTCGGTGTCCGGCACCGCAACGATCGAAGCACCCACCATCGCAGAGAAGGACTACTTCACCACCTCTCTCACCGACAACGCTCTGGGCGATCTTTCCTTCATCCATGGAACGACCGCTGGTAACATCGTCTCGCTGGTTTCCAACCGCGTGGACATCGGAGCGCCCAGCTACTCCGACCAGGACGGCATCCACATGCTCGCCCTGCCCTACACCGCTGTGCCCTCCACCACCGGCAACGACGAGATCCGTCTGATCTACGCCTGAGTCACGCCGCCGCTGCGCACCACCCGCCCCCTAAGCCACGCCGCTTAGGGGGTTTTTGCTGCGATGCCGCTTACGCGAAAAGCACCTACACTAAGCCGGTACATCCAGTAACTCATCCGAACAGCTTATGGCGTTCGTTCGCAAGAAGGTCAAAACCTTCAAGTGGCCTGTAACCATCGAAGAACCCGCTGACGGCGGCACGTTCGACTCCAGCACCTTCGACATCACCTTCAAGCGCCTGGGCCGTAAGGAGTTCGGCAAACTCAGCGAGAAGGGCGATCTGCCCCTGCTCAAAGCCGTCGTGCTCGGCTGGAACGGCATCAGCGACGAAGACGGCACCGACCTCCCCTTCTCCATCGAAGCGCTCACCGACTTCGCCGACGATCCCTACTGGGTGCGCGGTGTCCTGAAGGCGTACACCGAGACCTTCGACGGCGCTAAGTCGGGAAACTGAAGGGTGCGGCGGAGTTCTGGGTAGGCGGTAAGCAGGAGGAAGATAAGACCGAAGACGATGCCAAAGTCTTCGGTTTAGTCTTACCCGAAGACGCGAAACCCAAACCCGCCGCCCCTTACGAGGTCTGGGACGAAAACTGGGACATCGTAATGATGTTCCTAAGAATGCAGACGCAGTGGAACACCACCATGGCGGGCTACCTCGGCTTGAAATACGAGGTGCTGCTGATGCCTGGCGGTCTGATGGACCTATACTGCGTGGACGACCGCCTCGACATGCTGGAGGGCCTGCAGATCATGGAAACTGCCGCTCTCAGCGCGTTGGCTAAGGGGGAGGATAAGCAGGATGGCTAAGCAGATTGAGGATATTATTGTACGTTTAGGCTTAGAAAAGTTTGAAGGCTTAGATAAGATCCGCAGCTCGTTTCGTGACTTAAGCAAAGTCACAAAGATGTCCGAGCAGGACATCATAGGTGCCCGCGATAGTATATTTGAATTTGCTAAGACAGCCGGTAATAGTGAAGCAGTAACCAAAGGTCTTGTATCGGCCCTACAAGGTCTGCGATCTCAGGCCGACATGTGCGGCGATGCGTACGAGGAACTAAGGCGCGATATTGAAAACGTAGAAGCAGCTTCACGCGGGTACACCGCACAAGCAGTAGCCCAACGGGCTAGTCTCTCCGCCCAGTATGGGGCTATTACAAACAATACAGAAGCACTGCGGCGTCAGCGTACCGCTCTGATTGAGCTGCAGCAAGCCACCCGAGGAGGATCGCAACTATTTACGCAGCTCGGTACAGACATACAGAGAACCACAACTAGACTTGAAGAAATAGAAGGAATACAAAGGCGCACCAACGCAACTTTGAACAGGGGACTACCCTCGTCTTCGGCAAAAATCCGTAGAGACTTACAGGATGTACGCGATCGAATCTCCCTAGAACAGGCAGAACTAGAGCGCCTTCAAACACTTACTGCTGCAGAACGCAGACAATTCAGCCAAGGCACAGAGCTACGAGGACAATCTGGTGTAACCCGAGCCATTGCCGAACAGGAGCGTATACTTGCGACCTTTAGACAGCAAGCAGGCGCCCTAGACCTAAGCGAAAACGTAAGACAACGACGGCAAGCGGTAAGAGACGCAAATGCTCTCTTCATGTCGCCAGACTTTACTGGCACCGGCTCGCGTACCGCAGAAGGCTTAACCCGCAGCTTTGGCGATCTACCTAACACTCTCGCAGGTATAAACCAAGGCCTTTCTGAGCTGCGCAACCGGCTTGACAATACAACTATAGGTACAACTGCGTTTACTGATGCGGCTATACGCGCAGCTGCGGCGCAACGGGAGCTGAGAGAAGCAACACAGGGAGTAGCGGCGGCTTTTGTGCAGCAGCTAAGAACAGGCGATATTGCGCCATCCCTAACAAATCTGCGGGAAGTCATATCTTCTGTACGCACTGAGCAGGGACTGCTCGACACAAGCAGCACCGGCGGTGCCCGCGCATTCCAGCTACTGGAACGTCAAGCTCGCTCGCTGGAGCGGCAGCTCAGCGCACTGCAAGCTACGCAGGCAAGTCTTGCTGCCACCCCCGTAAGCGGCTTTAGGGAATTTTCCCAGTCAATAACACCTCAAGTAGGGGACGCGGCCATACAGGGCTCCATCCGCAGAAATAGGGAGCGGCAAGAAAGAGAACGTCGCCGCCTGGAACGTGAAGCCGCCGACTTCTATTCCAGCCAACCGACAGCGCCTCTACTGCTTCCTGCCGCTGGGCAAACAACGTCCACAGGACGTGGCATGGCAAGAAGGCGACTAAGGATGATAGAGGAGGAGGGACCGGAGTTCGGTACATATGGATCTGGGGTAGAGACGGTGTTTGGCGAATCCACACTTCGTCGCCCGCGTGCTCGTGCCTTTATGGGCTTACCAGCGTTGCCGGAAGCCGAAACCGGACTTCCCTCCCGCTCGGGTACATCTCCGCAAGCCATGGAAGCGCAACGCGCTACCGCTGCCCGTACCGCGACTGACCTAAGTGCGTACAGACGCGCAATACGCGAAGCCGCCGCCGCTAACATAGGCAGCGTAAATAGTCTAAACGCATATAAAGACGCGCTGGAAAATATGCGCAGCGCTATTGCACCGACAAATGCAGACTTTGGACGCTTGACCAAGCGTATAGAGGCTGTTGATACGCAGATAGAGAAACTTAACCTACGCACTACTCGCCGCAAACCGCTATCGGGGATGCAGCTCGCCCAGGGCGTCGGCGCGGCGCTTAGCGGCGGCATCTTCGGCGGCCCCGAGGGCCTGATCGGCGGCCTGGCCGGTCTACCTTTTGGTGTGGGCGGCGCTTTCGCTGGCGCGGCTTTTGGTGCGCAGGTCGGCATGTTCCGCCAGCAGCTCGGCACAGTGACCGAATACTCGGCCCGCATCGACAAGCTCCAGATCGCTCTGCGGGGCATCGTCGGCTCACAGGACGCTTACAGCCAGGCTTTGTCCGCAGCCGCCTCGGTTACCCGCGACCTCAACATCCCCCAGGAGGTTGCGATCCAGGGCATGACCCGACTGAGCGCCGCCGTCAAGGGCGCCGGTGGCACGGTTACCGACTCGGCCTTCGCGTTCCGCGCGGTTAGCGAGGCAGTGAAAGCCACTGGTGGCAACGCCGAGCAGGCCGATGGCGCCCTCCTCGCACTCACGCAGGTCTTCTCCAAGGGCAAGGTCAGCGCTGAAGAACTCAACCAGATCGCTGAGCGACTGCCCGGCACCTTCACCCTCTTCGCCAAGGCGGCCGGCATGACCGGCCCTCAGCTGCAAAAGGCGCTCCAGCAGGGTCAAGTAGGTCTGAACGACCTCATGAAGTTCCTGCAGCTAATCAGTACCGAGTACGGACAAACGGCACTCAAGATCGCCGATTCTAGCCAAGAGGCCGGCGCTCGCCTAAGCGTTGCAATGAAGAACATGCAGCTAGAGGTGGGACGCGCTCTGCAACCTATCGGCGCCGCCTTGCAAAACGCATTCGTTGACTTTATTACTAACACCACACCTGCAGCGGTTGCAGCGTGCAAAGCAATCGGAAACGCACTTACGTTTATCGTCGTAGATCCGGTAGGCAGCGAACTCGCTAAGCTAACCCTTAATGTAGGTTTAGCTACCGCCGGAGTATTACTGCTTGGACCCGCACTTAAGGCCCTAGCTGCAGCTTTTACATACGCTAAGACGCAAGTTTTGGCATTGACTGCTGCTATGGCTAAGAATCCGTTGACGCTGCTTGCCATAGCGGCTACAGCTGCAGCTATAAAAGTTGCAGATGTCCTACTCAACCAAAAACGACTTAATGATGAAGTACAGCGTAGCTTAAACATAGCGTCTAAAGCTCCCTCGGGTAGCGTAGCATCTCAAATTGCCAAAACAGAGTACGAGCTTCAGGCCGCACGTAAAAAAGCTGCCAGTGAACTAGATAAGGCATCCGATCCCTTTAATTTCGGGTTCAGCGCAGCTGAAGCTGCAGCACAGGTTGTACGCCTTGAGGATAAGCTAGTTAGCCTTAAAAAGACCTATAAGGTTCGTCTTGAACTTGATACTATATTCAAGGGAATAGATCCTACCGCTGGTGTACCCACTGGATACAAAATTGTTAATGGGCGTCTAGCTTACCTTAGCCCTGGGCAGGGCTACATCGACGCTGAAACAGGTAAGCCTGTTGCTACTGGACCTACCAAATTCGCGGAAGGACAAGCAGATGGTAAAGACAAGCAAGCTAGTTCCTACCTACAAGCGTTTGAGCAGCGCGAAGAAGCCATTACACAGGCACGCCTTCAGCGCGAAGAGCAGATTGCGGAACTCCGCAAGCAGTCGCTGGAACAGGCCCGCCAGCTGGAGCGCCAGTTCGCCGATGAGCGGCGTGCCCTGGAACGTGAGATAGCTCAAAGT